CGGTGAAGAATACGCAACAGGTTGCGCGAACGTTGATTCGCTTGTTATGAGAGTTACCTGGGTAGGTTTTGAGTTAACTTTGTTTTGAGAACGAGAGGTTAGACGTGTTCTACGTGAGTTGTCTTTTCTAAATACTGCCACGTGATACTCCTCGTCGTTGGCTAACGGAACGTTGGATCATTACTGGTCCAGGCGCGCGGTTATAAGGCTTGATACTGCCGACAGGGCAAATATACACCCTACCAGCAAAGTGATACTTGGATTTATGGCATAAAAGATCACTGTTGGAAGCGCAACCCACATGGAGACGCACCACTCGCAGGTGAAGAAAAATCCTATGTAACTTCTCTCCGGAGGGAACCTGTCCCAGATCTTGTCTCTTACCGCCGCAAAGATCTCGTCGGATACTATTGCTCTAGTCAGTCGAAATATCGCCAGGGCAAGTATGATAAACGTGATGCCTGACATGTGTGTTATGTGATATAGGTTCATGATGTTGGGTCCTTAATCGAGTCCATGGTTCGGTAGGGGCTCCAGCTCCGTAGACGGCTTCCACAGTTGCAGCCCTTTTGATACTTAAACGCGATGATCTTTCCAGACATAGTTATAAGCTGGGAGTCATCAGTCTTGTTTCCAGACCAGTTTAGGTCCGCAAGTCTTTCTGAGAAAATTAGTCGAGGTCCGGCGTGGTGATCGGCGGCAACCATGACGATGTCACCTTTTTCATCTGACATAAGTACGACACGAACTCGCTCAAGATAACGAGCGCCAGAAATGTTACTAGAGGACGAGACCTTGACGGTCTTAAAGTCATCGACAACGTTTGGTGGAACTACGGTTATGAACGCCGGAAAGAGATCCTGAAGTACCCTCATGAGGTAAGTGCCCGATCTACTCGACGCTTCATCGCACGGTAGGTAACACCTGACGCGCGGGCAAGCTCCGACACGGTAACACCTCTTAGATAAAGTTGTCCTGCCATGGCTGTAAGTTCCACGTTTGCGGTGAAGGAAGTTGAGGATGGAGTTGTTCGAGATCGGTAGCGTCGTGCCAGCGGTGAAAGTCTTGCGATTACCAACTGCTCGTCGTGCGGAATTCCTGGAGACCTAGGACGCTGTCTCACGGACCTTGGCTTCTTCACAGGAGGAACGGGTACGTTGCCAAGTGATACGACCGTCTCCGGAAGTTTTTTAACTACCCAGGAACGAACCGTGGATCTTCTGCGCGGTGGATTAAACGCATCCGCGATGGACTGCAACGTCCACCCCGCCTCACTAAGATCCTGAACCCTTCTCCATAAACTCTCCTTTGACAGAGTGGCGATCAGGTCCTGCTCGCTCTTTGGTAGATCTGGAGTATGCATGTAGATACCGTATCATACTCTTTTGGAGATGTGTACATTTTGCGGCGATAAGATGATGTACAATTCGGATTATTTGATACCTTAAGGTTAAGTGCCTTGGACGTGAGAGACCGCCCCGTATAGGGAGAGACACTTTATAAAACGTCTCCAACTATTTTTCAGAATAAAAATTATTTTGTAATGCGAGAATAAAAAAGACCACGTACCGTTAGATACGTGGCCTTTATAATGCTTTACGTTAGATAATAACGTTTACGTTTGAGTCTCCTTCAAAGATCTTCTTAAAGGTCTCAGCGTCTACCTTTCCAGTAGCTGCCAAGCCTTTGTCCTTTTGGAACTTCTCAACTGATATCATTGTGAGATCTCCAAGCCATCCATCCTTGTCACCAATTACGTCCTTGTATCCTAGTTGTTCTAGGCGACGTTGTAGGTGGTGGATAGTTAGTGACTTGCGCTCATAGATATTTTTGTATACACACTTTGCGAGGTATACATCATCCTTGTCGCCTTTTCCAACGACATGGCTTTCACTAGGTCTTACCGCGACAGGCGCAGGCTTGACCTCAGGAACGATAGGCTTAGGTTCCTCGACAACAACTACAGGCTCAGGCTTAGGTTCCTCAACCTCTACAGGTTCAGGAGCTGGTGCCGCAGGGATGTCGATGACCACCGCAGGGGTATCTTTGTTTTCTAAGGTTTCATTATCCATAGGTTTATCTTAATCTAAGACTTTCCTATTGACTTGGGAAACTGCGACATGAACTCGGTGATCTTGTGTTCATGTGCCGTACCGTCGTAGGCGTTTGGACCTAGACCCCATGATCCCCAGTCGCTACCACCCCTTGTCATGTGAAACGCGATCTTTGCGTTTGTGACAGGGTCGAAGAGCTGGTCATTGGTTTCTAAGCCGAACTTCTCACGTCGGTCCGCACCGAGGCTTCCGATCATGTTGATCTGAAACAGCCCGTATGAGTTATCACCGGTGCCGGTGTTATCATTGTGAGCTACGGGGCGACCGCCTGATTCCTTCTTGGTCACCGCCCAGGCAACCTTTAGTTGTTTGCCCTTAAAGCCCACCGCATCGAGTAACTCGATGAGTTGGTCATTGTCGAGAGTTTTAGCTCCCTTATATTTAACTAGCGGATCAGTTACTACCGCAGGGGTAGGAGGTGTATCCGTAAGTTGTGTTGTTGCCGAGCTGGCGCTTATGTTTAACACCATAAGTACGCCCATTGATAGTGCCATGATATAGGCCGCTGTCGACATTGCTATTCCACGTATTGTGATTTGCAACGCTAGTTCGCCTCCTTAGGTTGGGGATGGGACAACCTGGCAGTACCGCACCAGGTATCTTGCTACCACTATGCTTCTCAGGTTTGCACCTGTCCTCTACCGCTTGCATAGGGCCGGAGATAAGAAGGGATGACAATGTCGTTCCTTTCGTCTCTCCGTAGTGGGCCGTTTAGCCCGTAGGTATAACTATACCATAGACTGGGTAAAACAGGCACCAGGTAGGCACCTGTTTCCCACAGATGATTAGTTTTCTAGCTCCTCATAGACAATAGTGCCGATGATACCGAGGCTAACCCTAGGGCTAGGACAAGTGAGCCGCTCTCAGGGGAACTGAGCGCCACGAGTACCGCCACGGTGGCTGAGCCAGCGGCAATTATTGAAGGCCAGGCTAGCTCCCGAAGGATCAGCCATAGGTTGTTCATTAGATAACCTTTGCCTTGCGGGTTTTACCCTTAAGTCTATCGGAGGTGTTACGTATCGGTGTGCCTGCCTCCTGAATTAGCTTACGAGCCTTGCCGTAGGTAATTCCAAGTTCCTGGGCTACCTCAACGACAGACTTACCTGCCGTGTACAGCGACGCGGCCTGCGTAGGTGTAATTGTTGACACTGTTGTTCCTTTCGTAGTTTCTTCATTTTCACGCTCTAACAGCAAGGCACGCGAACGAGCGATTAACTCGCCTGCCTCTTTGAGCAAAGTGGTACTGCTCAAGATTTATTTTTCTTTTCCGGCTTGGGAGGAGTTTTTCCGTGGTTGTTGCAAAGTATCTTCCCACCCCATGGTCCTCTTGGTTTTAGGTTGTTATCACAGTCACTGCCGTATCCGGCGGCATGGCACCTAAGCTTCTCTGTTCGTCCGATCGCGGTGGTTAAGGCAACAAGCGCTCGCTTAGTTACGCTGTCCTTGATTAAAAATCCATCCTGCTCATGACATCCGGCGCATAGGTACTCGTTGCGTCGGTGAACTGGGTCACGAAACGCACTTGGGCTACCACAACGATCACAGTGTTGAATGAAACGTATGTTTGCCGTGAGCCTCTTGTAGTCATCAGCACACATAAGCTTCTCATCAAGTTCATAGACGAGTACGTTTGCATCACCGCACAAGGAACAGGCATCATAGACATAGCGCTTTTCACGCTGATTAGTACCTAGCATGTTGGTCCTCCGTATTCGTCCTTGGGAAGAATATATTCCTTATTCCTCTTCTTGTAAATCCTCTGGTTCATGTTTCTTCACGACACCGGCGTGCTGTGGTCCCCACATGCGCTCGCCAGGTTGAAGTTGTTCTTCCTTTTCCTGACGCTTGGCGTCAAGGGAAAATACGTTACTCAATTCTTCCTTGATTTAACTACACCAAGTAAAGGTTCAAGTCTGATGATGTTCTTCTTGTAGCGGTAGAACTTGACGGCGGCAAATACCGCGGCAATCGCTAGAATCAGAAATACGTTGATCTCAAGCATAAAGAGATCTCGTATGTATATTGAAAAGATACTTCCATAAATGTCCATGCTAAACAATGCGTCCATGTTTATCTCTCCTTAGTTTCGGTTCGCGAACTCGGTGTCCGCGATGTCATCCATCGCCGCGGCAAGAAGCATGGCTGGGAAGAATCCTAGGATTCCCATGATAACTGCGCCAACGAACGTTAGTAAGCTTTCACCTGCAAAGAAGAACATCGCTGAGTAGATAACCCAGGCAGTGGCAACGAACTTCATTGCAACCGCGTATCTGCGATACCGATAACCTCTAAAGTTATTTATCTTGATTTTCATGGGGAAGTCCTTTCGTCGTTTTGTCCTTGGATTAATTATATCAGGTAGGTAGGGAAGATTAGCCTTTTGTTCCCCATGTCACCAGGGTGATGACCTTGTCCGCAAGGAATTGGCTACGGGTATAAGTTTCGGCCCATGATTCAGCCTCAGCCTCAGAGCGGCAATACTGGTAAAAGGTTTCCCCATTACTCATTGAATAGTAGTATTTGGTTTGGTTTCCTGGAACGTTTATCATTTTAATCCCTCCGTCGTTATGGGATAATTATATCAGGAAGATCAGGAAAATAGGGCTCTGGCTCTACGTCCCATTCCCTGGTGTTTCTCCTCTTGTTGACCTAGGATCTCATCCATGGCACGGTTCATTGACTCGGCGTCAAGTAGCAAGTCCCAGTCCTCCGCACGGATATCAAGCAGGAACTCTGCCGGTGTAAGTGGCTCATCATGGCGTTGCCATACCTTTGCCATTACCCTTACGCGGTGGTGAATAACATCACGGTTGGCAAATCCCTTGTGGTCCAGGAGCACAAGCTCTAGAACGTGAAACGCACCTGCTTCGAGGTTGAGTCTCTTTATGTCGGGATACTGGTTTAGACCAAGTACCTCGGCAGTTTCAATTAACCTTTTCAGGTTTTGTGTGTTTACTACCCTTATGTTTGTGTTTGTCATAAGGTTAATTATATCAGGTTTTACCTGACGGAGAACCCACCCTTGCCTCTGAAGCTCGGCATCCTTCGGTGAGCTGGTGACTTAGCCTTGATCTTTCCACCTACAAAACCAGCCGGTGGCTTGATCAGAAGAGCCGTAAGAGCATGGACCAGCGCATCAACTCGGTCAGGGGACTTACCCTCACCGGGAATCCAGGCACACATCTGAGACTCTAGGTCTCCAAGGTAACCCACGTGGTGAACGCGGCTTTGCTCATAGGCAAGGGTTATCGGCTCGGCGCGAAGTGCCTTACCGTACTTGGAGTGTACCTCAAGAACCTTTACCGTTGGGTCAATCGTGTTAATCGCATTACGAACCAGCGCACCGCCTTGGTTAACCTCAGCCACAACTGGACAGCCCCACTTACGAGCCATCTGAACTACTCGGTTTGCCCACACATCAGGAGAGCCGTGAATCGACGCGTCCTCAAGCACCCAGCTCTGACGCTTGTAAAGATCTCGTTCACCGGTTGAGGCTACGACAACGATGCCACACTCGTCTCGTGGATTTTCAGCTACGGAAGGATCTACACCGATGCAGCGTAGCGGAGTTCCGATCGGATACTGCATGTCGCGTCCCTTGTCGATAAGTTCCTGTGTCCATAGAGCTCCCTCAACATCTGAGAGCATCTCACCGTATAGTTCCTGGCTTGCCAGACGTGTACCTTCGTAAACGCCAAGTATTGCGTCCAGGTAGGTCTTAGAAAGGTTTCCGGTGTTGTCCATGGTTGATCCACGTGTAATCTTTACTCGCCCTGTCTTCTCAGCCTCAGACATGAGCTGGTAAAGAAGTGGAACTCGCTTAGGAGTTGTGGTAATCATAATTTTTGGATTAGCTCCAAGACGAGTTCCAACGCGAAGGTTATCAAACGCTGTCATTCCAGCCGCATCGGGAGTTTGTCTCCAGGCTGCGACCTCATCGCCCCAGGCGTGTGTAAATTGAGGACCGCGAAGTGAATCTGGTTCGTCAGCTGTAAAGCAGGTAGCCGTATTTCCGTTGGGCCATGTTAATCTTCTTTTTGATGGTTCGTACAGTGGGCGCTCGCTAGGAGGGGTTACGTTAATAATTCCTGACTCACCCTCAACGATAACGTCACGTACGTCGGCTGCTGTACGAGCTACAAGTGCAAAACGCTTTTGTCCTTTACTTGCGTCACGCGCCTCCTGCCGTACCCACTCGGCTGCTGTTCTAGTCTTACCAGCTCCGCGACCAGCCATATAAAGCCAGATCGACCACTCACCCTCAGGCGGTTGCTGTTCGGGTCGTCCCCAGACAGACCAGTCCCAAAGAAGCTGATCGGCATCGAATCCAGCAAGCACAGCTTGCTTCTCCTCCTCGGAGAGTAACGCTAACTTTTCCATCATGCTCTTTGCCATGTGTACTATAGTACATTAAAAACACAAAAGCTAGGCGGATAGGTACGCCTAGCTTCTGTATTAAAAGATGTCTCGACACGGTGGGGTTGAATCAACGTGGAGACCCCTAGGTAGGAAATGAACGTAACCCCCTAGTTAATATCAATGGTATCACTTATTTGCGAAAAGTGAAACCTCTTCATATACCGCATCAACAACTCTTGCCCAGATAGCGGGAGTATGGTCGAACGGCTGATATCCACCAGCTCCTCCGATAAGTACTCTTCCTTCTGAGTAAGATGAGGCAATTCGCCCAACTGTGCGAGCTGCGAAGTCATATCCGTAGTAATCAAAGTTAAGAGTAGATAAAGGATCTGTGCGGTGAGCATCAGCTCCTGTAGCTAGAAGAACTACATCCGGCTTTATCTTGTCCGCAAGTAACTCGATCTCACCCATTACCTGAATGAACTCATCATCACCACTTGAAGGATCAAGTGCCCAGTTATATATTCCCTGCTCAGGGGTATGCCCCTTAAGTCCTGTGCCAGGGAAGATAGCTGAGTCGTGAATAGAACAAGTCACAAGATCAGCATCGTTTGCCAATAGATTCTCAACACCATCTCCGTGATGTGCGTCCCAGTCAATATACATAACCTTCATGCCATTTTTCTGAAACTCCTTTGCGGCCCATGCCATGTCGTTAAACACGCAGAACCCAGAGCTGTGGTTATACTGAGCGTGGTGCTTAGCTCCCTGAGGATTAAACCCAAGATTAAGTTCACCGGCAAGCATCTTCTCCGTAAGCCGAACTGTTCCGGCAAACATGTGAAGGGCAACCTTACCTAGCTCAACCTGGTCAGGGTGCCACTCTCCGCAGTGCCCATCATCAAGCACTCTAGAAACATAGTCCTTGTCGTGAATCGACTCAACCTTAGCTCGATCTCCTTCTTGAATATCTGGTTTTACAATGACGAGGTCGTGGTCATTGGATAGAAGTTTTGTTGCGTACTTTGCACGCACAGGATTAGTAGGATGTGAATCGTTTGTCCTACCGCCTAGCTTCCAGCCAAGATATACGTCGTCATACGCTACGTGTATCTTATCTTTCAAGAGGCACCTCATCTGACATAACTAAATAATCAACGAAGTGTTTGTTTAACAAGACAGCCTTTGATCTTTTTTCACGCATTAGATCTATAGCCTCTCTTGCCGTATACTTGTCCTTCATTAAAACATGTGCCATAACAAGACTTGAACGATTGATTCCAGCCTGGCAGCGAATTAAAACACGTTTGCCAGACTTCCAAGCCTGGTAGGCGAAGTCGGCAGCTCTCTCAACCGCACTAAAATCGATGTGACCGATCTCTGAATCATAAAATCCATAGCGCACCTCCTCGACCAACCAATCAACTGGTTGTGCCCATGAGTAAAGTGTTACGACGGTATCAAAGTCATCCTTAGTTATCATGCGTGGTTTATACGTGTCAACACCTGTTTCAATTGTGTCATCATCATCCGTACCACCTAGCCATAAACCTGGGAGGATCTCACTCCATAGGGGGAAGTCCCAACCGATGTCATGCACCGGAGCATATAAGCTTGTATCCTCTATAATTTTCATTACTCCTTGTCCTCTTCTCCTTGCGTCATTATCACCCAACACTTTGGGTGAGTACCAGTTTTTAATTGTTCTCTAAGTGATTTATCCAAATCAGGTAATGCATCTTGAATTAACATTCCAAAGTTCCACTTGAAGAATCCTTCTGCTGGAACCTCAACATAACCAGTTTCCTTACATATACCACACTCAGGAGTTGTAACTATATATGTGCTGTCCAATATGTTCATTATCTGTCCTTTCGTCACTTAATAGGTCTATTATATCAGGTTTTAGTGCCCTTCTGAGACATGATTGTTATGTCTCCACCTGAGTAGGCATCCCAACGTATAGAAACCTCAATTGCCTTGCGAAGTAACTTCTCTGCCTCATCTGGATTCTTAGCCTTTTCAGCCTGCAGAGCTCCAAGAGCTCCAAGAGCGTACTTGCCACCT